CGTTCATTAAAAGTTGTCAGCAACATGTTGACATCAGTAAAACGAGGTATTTCTTTAAAGAATCGTGATGCATGTACTTGGTGCGAATTTAAAGGCACAGAACACTGCACTTGAAAATTTTTTAAAATTAAGCATTTTTATTACAATTTCTCAAAAGTAGGTAATATATCGTGGTGGCAGATAAAAAAACAATTTTGTTATTGTCAGATCATCAATTGAGTTCAAGCGGAGTTGGAACACAGGCTCGATGGTTGATTAATGGTCTAATCAATACTGGTAAGTGGAAGTTTAAGTGCTTTGGCGGAGCAGTAAAGCATGAAGATTATAGGACCCTAGTTGTCAATGAAGATTTCATCATTAAGCCGACAAACGGGTTTGGTGATAGAAACATGTTGAGGCAAGTTTTAGCAACTGAAAGACCAGATGTTCTTCTATTATTCACGGATCCTAGATTTTTTATCTGGGTTTGGGAAATGGAAGATGAAATTCATCAGGTATGTCCAATAGCGTACAATCACCTTTGGGACAACTACCCGTGGCCAGAATTTAATAAGGTTCTATATGAATCTACCGACCTCGTCAATTGCATCAACTGGCCAACCTATCAAATGGTGAAGGAAAGATTCCCAGAAAAAACAAATTATATTCCTCATGCAATTCCACAAGAGGTTTATCATCCCCTCCCGGAAGACCAACAAAAGAAGAACAAGGTAACGTTGTTGGGTTCGCAACGCGAAGATCACTTTACGGCTTTGTTTGTTTCCAGAAATGCCAGAAGAAAGATGCCGTCTGACATCCTGGTTTCATGGAAACAATTTATGGATGAACTAAAGAAAAAGCACGGCCATTCAAAGGCAACACTGGTTATGCATACTGAGCCCCTTGACCCAGAAGGACCAAACCTTCACCACGTTGTTGACATGCTTGAAATCAAGGATTCTGTCTTCTTCTCGAAGAATAGAATCGAGTTTGGAGACATGAACAAACTTTATAATGCATGCGATACCGTAGTGAATCGTAGTTGTAATGAAGGATTCGGTCTTTCTACTCTCGAAGCAATGATGTGTGCCAAACCAATCATCGCAATTAAAACGGGCGGACTGACTCGACAAGTAGAAGACCTAGAAACTGGAGAGCAATTCGGAATTGGATTGAATCCAGATGCGAGCTCTTTGGTTGGAAATCAGCTTGTTCCATTCATTTATGAAGATTATGTTACCCATGAAGCCCTCGCAAATGCATTCATGGAGATGTATGAGTGGGGACCAGAAAAGAGAAAGCAAGTCGGTCAAAGAGCGCTTGAACACGCAAGAAAAGATTACGACATCAACAACGTAATCAAGGCTTGGGATGAGACTCTTACTAAATTAGTTGACACCTGGCAAGACAATCGTAAAACCTGGGAAATTAACAAAATTTAAAAGGAATTTAATACCAAAATGAAAAAGGTTATATTCAAAGGCCCAGTACTGACTCAGTCAGGTTACGGTGTTCATGCAAGACAAGTTGCAAGATGGTTGCTATCAAAAAATGATATCGATGTTAAGTTTGTTGTCACACCATGGGGCGATACACCATGGATACTAAATCGTTCTCATTGTGATGGGCTAGTTGGTAAGATAATGGAAAGAACAGCAAGCCCTGATTACAAAGCTGATGTCTCTTTTCAACTTCAATTACCAAATGAATGGGATTCAAAGTTATGTCCGATCAATATAGGAATAACAGCAGCAGTAGAAACAGATCTAGCAAACCCAGATTGGGTAGCTGATTCAAACAAGATGTCTTGTATAGTTCTACCTTCCAATCATTCATTAAAAAGCCTAGAAAATGCGGGTACATTGACAGTAGAATCGCATGTAATACCAGAATCTTTTTCTGATGACATTGTCAAGAATGATGACAAAACAATCGACCTATCTCATGTCAAAACTTCATTTAACTTTCTATTGTTTGGACAGATGACTGGTAACAATCCATTCAACGATCGTAAAAATCTTTTATTTACCATCAAGTGGATTTGTGAAGCATTTGAAAAAGACAGTGATGTTGGCATCATCATCAAAACGAATGCTGGAAGAAATACAAAAATCGATAGAAATATAGTTCTTCGTAATCTAGAAGTTCTTCTAAAAGAAGTTAGACCAAGGTCTGAAAACCCTAAGGTTTATTTGTTACATGGCGATATGAGTGACAGCGACGTCGCTGCATTATATAAACATCAAAAAGTCAAAGCATTAGTTTCTTTAACTCGCGGAGAAGGATACGGCCTACCCATACTAGAAGCTGCTGCTGCAGGATTACCAGTCATCGCAACAGGATGGTCAGGCCACCTTGACTTTATGAAACACACAAAGTTTGTCAGCATCGATCATAAGTTAACTCAAATACACCCATCAAGGGTCGATGACAAAATCTTCATGAAGAATTCTAAGTGGGCTGAACCTATCGAAGAAGATTTCAAAAAGAAGATTACAAAATTCAGAAATAGTTCATCAACTCCAAGAGAATGGGCAACACAAGGCGCAAACAAAATTCATGAACTCTATAGTCATGATGCTGTCTCAAAGATGTATGATGAAAAGCTATCAAAATTCTTGGTTAATTCATGATTTATGCAATTTTAATAATAACGAACATTTTAACGCTGGCGGCTTGTGTCCTAGCAGTCCAACGTTCTCTTGTTCTTATTGAAAAAATTGATGAAATTAACGTTCAGGTAGAAGAATCATTAGACATAATTGACACATCATATGCAAACGTATCTAAACACCTAGAATCCCCAGTCCTATTTGATGATCCAGTCGTTGTAGCGATGATAAGAGATGTTAAACAAGCTAGGGATGCCATGCTTTTGGTCGCAAACAAAGTTACAGAACCGTTTCAAAACGACGAGGATTCAGATTAGGAATGAACATTGTGATAGAAAAAAATGTAAGAAAAACAAGAAGACGTCGCAAAAAAGGTGATGAAGCAGTCCCTGAAACACCAAATGCAAGATTTTATTTTACCGGTGAAACGCAGATAGCCATCTGCGAATTTCAACAATCTGCTGATCGTAAGGTCAGAGAAAAGCTTTATGTTGAAAAGATCATGCCGGCATTTGAAAAGCTGGTAGAAAATCTAATCAACATTCATAAGTTCAGCGGTCTGCATGACACTTATGAAGACCTTAAGAACGATTGCGTCAACTTCTTATTCGAAACAATTCACAAGTTCAATCCAAATATGGGAACAAATGCATTCTCATATTTTAATGTCGTTGCAAAGAATTGGCTCATCATCAAGACAAAACAGAAAGCGCAACGTGGTCGAAGAGACGTTAGCATCGATGACCCCAAAGGACTATCTACAAATGAAATGCAGGTCATTGAAGAACGCAGCATGGTTCCTGCTCAAGATTTTTTTCTAGAGAACAATGAGAATATAGCAAATGTTTTGAAGCTCATGTATGAAATACGTTCAAGAGTGAAAGTTGAAAATGAGCTACTTTGCATAAACTCCGTCATAACAATTTTTGAAAACATTAACGACATTGACATTTTGAATAAGAGCGCAATTCTTCTTTACATAAGAGAATTATCCGGGTTAAGTCCAAAGCAACTCACAACCTCAATGCAGGCTGTAAAAAAACACTACAATAAATTGAAAGTGGAACAAAAGTTTGATTTATTCGAATAATTTCTAGCCCCATCAGAAAATGAGGAAAGTATATGCCAGATGTAGCAGATGAGTTGGACCCAATTGAAATTTCAGATCGTAGCATCAAAGATAGGATTAAAGACTTCAACGGCCTCTTGAGTCAAATTGAATCGATCAATGATAAAAAGAGGCAATTGTGGAAAGAAATCTATGAGAATGCAATAACTGATCGACAAAATGCATACATCATGTTTACTAAGCTGGTCCTGATAGTTCAAGACAAAAGTACAGAACACGCTGTTCATGGCAGGACAATTTCTTCATATATAGAAAGAATGAGCAAAGCAAACGACCAATTGATCCGGTTGGCTGAGCTGGTTGCAAAAGCTGAATCCGTCTCAGAAAAGATAGATCCAGATGATATGTTTGATAAGATAAGGAATAACTGATGTCAGAGATTGTTAGAAAAATTGCAGAAGATGGGCACAGAGTATCTGGTGCGCTAAATTCTGTTTACAATAACATTCAAAATGGCCCACCAAACATAAATCTGCCTCCTGTTTTTCAACGGTGGGTTGTTCTTGATGTAATCTTTGATCCTTACATTATAGATGAAAGCAAAATACAACAATTAGAATCTATACACGGAAAAATAACAAATTCAATTTATGCTTTAAATACCACGCCTCCTAGAAATACGATAATAGGCAAACAAGTAATAGATTCTCGCCGAGGGAATAAAACCATGGCAGAGAACGCGATGTTACTATATCCATTATTCCCTTCATCGCTATCCATGCCTTGTAAGCCAGGTGAGCATGTGTGGGTCATGTTTGAATTTTTGACAGAACAAAAAAACTTAGGATATTGGGTTTGTTCCATCGTCGGACCAGGACACACCGAAGATGTTAATCATAGCCACTTTCAAAGAAGCTTTGATTCAACGTTTTTAACTAGCGAAGAAAACGCAAATGCACAAAATAAGCATGAAAAAACGCTTAAAAAACCAAGATATCATTTTAAAAATGGCGTCTACGTAAAAATAATAACCTCTGAAGAAACTCAAGAAAGTTCGTCAGTAATAGATCCAGCATCTGCGTCTGTCTCAGGTGGAATAGATGCTTATGAAAGAATATTAACTGAATCCGACGCCGCAAAAGCATCTGTCTACGAATCAGTTCCTCGTTTTAGAAAAAGGCCTGGAGATTTAGCATTAGAAGGAAGTAATAATACTTTAATCGTGCTTGGTAGAGATCGAACGGGAAGCGCTGCAGCGTATACTACTGTTGATGTATCTGATCCAAATAATCCGAATGCAAATGGAGCAAGAAGAGTTGACAAAAATTCCAACGACTTATTTACAAAAAAAGGAGCAGGATCTATAGACATGGTGGTCGGAAGAGGTCAACTTTCTGGATTTACTCAAACAGGAGGTGTACCAACGCTCAACGATCTAGGTAATTTAGAATTATCAAAACATAAAGATTCTATAAGCGAAAATGAAGGAAATCCTGACTTTAAAAACGACAGAAGCAGAATTTATATTTCGCAAAATACAAATATTGATAAAAATCTCGGCACAAATTACTTACAAAAAAACTTAAACCGTAAACCTTCAGTACAAGACTCAGTTGATGGAGATGCAGGGATTCTAATAAAATCTGATAAAGTTAGAATCTTAGCTAGATCAGACGTTCAAATACTCGTTACTGGTTATGATGATGAATCTGTTCCAACAGGTGTAAATAACGAAAACGGGTTGAATGAAACAAAGTCTATTAAAACTGAAAAGAGCGATTCAAAAAAATGGGCTTCTATAACCATAAAAAGAAATGGTGACATCGTTTTTGAACCTTCAGATCTTGGATACATCAAGCTTGGAGGAGAAGATGCAAACAGGGGCATCGTTTGTACAACACAGCCTGTCGTGGCAACAAACGGAGGAGTCTTTGGAAAGCCCATGTTGACAACAGATGGTGGTCAATTAGCTGGTGCAGCTTCACCCACCCCCCAAGGAAACAAACCTGCATTACCGCAAGACGCCACTTTAGATTTAGGCACGTATGCAAATAAAGTTTTGATTAAATGACGGAAGAACGAACATGGCAAAAATCGGTTGTTTAGACCACGTTGGGATCTTAGATGAAAATGGAAAGCTTACAGAAAAAGCTAAAAACACGTTCATAGAAGAGGTTCAAGACATCATCAAGTATGGAACAAAAAATATACCCCCAGAAGTAAAACCTTTATTTTCAGCAGGTATAGAAATACCGCCGAATCCAAATCCAGAAGCAATACCTGACTTAAAAAACAAAACTATTTTTTCTGCATTTCATAAAAACTACATTGGTAGATACGAAAAAATAGCAAACGACTTAAACGTTAGCTCAAACTTCAGCCTGCTTCCTGCTATAGCTGATCCAATAGCGTTAGCAGGTTCAGCATTTGGCGTTGAATTGCCCGCGTTAGATTTCCCAGGCGGGTTTGTTCCATATTTTTCTGGACTTCTTCCTCAAAAATTATTGCTTGATCTTATTGATGCAGGAAAGACAGAATTTTTAAAACCAGATGGTCTTGTTAAGTTAGTTGATAAGCTTGTCGAATTAAAGGCTCCGCCGATCCCGCCTGTTCCGGTTTTGCCATTAATAACCCCTCCTGCACCAATACCAGGATTAGTTCCTCCCCCGCTATCAAGTCCTGATCTCACCGACGCCAAAATACCTTCACCAGGTGGGATACCAGAAATTCAACTTCAACTGCCTGAAATTTCTATACCTCCAAATCCAGAGATCCCATTACCTCCTCAAGCTGTTCTTTCTACACTCGCAGCAAAAGAATTTGCTGCATTTACAAACATTCCAAAACTTTTATTACAAATAATTGCTAAAATACCAAGCTTGGTTGCAAAACTAGGAAACATTCCAGCAATAATGGAAGAAATATGCAAACTTGTAATAGGATCTGGAGTTTTAGGGGATATTAAACCTACATCGTCCATAGAACTTGCAGCTTCCATCGTCCTATCTAGAAAGATATCTGAGATGCTATTAACTGCAGCTATGGGTTCTACAATAGGTTCAGCTCCTGGTAGCGCAACTACAGGCGTCACACAAAAAACTAGCGGTCCTAATGAATTTAGACGATATAAATCAAAACCGAAGAAAGAGGCGACAAAAGCTCCTGAATTAACTCCTGCACAAAAAGCGAATCAAAGAGCTATCGGTCTAGCTGGTTCTTCGTACGGAGACCCAAGCGAACGAAGCAGATATACACAAGGTCTATTCATTATAGAAAGTGTCCTTGGAAAATTTGACCGAGCCTCAATTAACATTTATGGTGAAGCGCGCGCCGACGGCGAGCCGTATACTGATCAACAAATTCTTAATGCAAAGAAGGCTTCATTTTTAAAAACAAACTCTAAGCTGAGAGCCACTCCGATTAAATCATCTTCAGGATTTATAGACTTTGTTGAGTCTGACGTTGCCAAGCAATCTTCTTGTGGCCTTTTTGTAAGATCTTGCCTCACTGCGGCAGGTTGTAACAATTATTTCTTTTTAAGTCTATATGCAAAAGGACAAGCGATTCAAATTCTACTAAACATAGGGTTAATGAGAAATTACCGCTGGGTAGAAGATGAAGGTAGACCAGGCATAATAAATGATCTAAAAAAAGAGGGGCAAGAATACAAAGATCTAAAAGAGCTTATACAGAAGATAGCAGGACCAACAAGCTATGGAGGTCAGGAGTATAAAGATGAAAATATAACCCAATTTCTCGGTAACTGGGCACTAGATAAAAATCTAGATTCAGCACATCCAGCGTTGCAACCTTACTTAAAACCTTTCGAAGAAAGAGCTTGTATATTTGGCAAAGAACTTGTGCAGCTAGCAGCGAAGGGACAATTTCCAAAGTTAGTAGCCGGTGATGCAATATTAATTTGCAAGACGGTGGATAATTCAACAGGATTAGACCGCGCGAGGGGTGGCGAACACATCTTGCTCGTGACGAAAGATAGAAACACGACGGACTTTGCTTATTCAGCGGATCAAAAAGATCCCAATAATTTATACACATTAACATATCCAATTTTTGCTGTAGAAGGCGGTGCCCTTGACGATGACAATACTGAACCTGGTACAGTAGACCAAGTCTATAAAGATGAAGCTAAATTAAAACAATTATTGAATTCCCAAGGTGGAGACATTTTTAAAATGATTCCTGAAAATTATAGAGAAGGTGATCAATATCATGCTAAAGTAAATGAAGCTGGGAAAGCATACTACCTGAGTGAATTTCAAAAAAATAAAAGTGTAACATTTCATTTAAAGACAGACATACCGAGGCCTTCAGCAATATTGAACGCAAAATATGATTTAGGATTCATCCAAATTGGCGGCGGAGAATCGCGCGAAGGAACTAATGATTCAGGTACAGGTCTGTTCTTGGGAATATCAGAAATTCCAAGAACTAATAAGCTAAAAAATAAAGATCAGATCATTAAAGAAGGTAAAGCCATAGGCATTAATCCGCGTGAACGCCGCGTTCTGGCTATTTTTAAAACGAACAATTATTGTAAACAAATTGAAAATAACGGACTCCACGCAACAGAAGCAATCCAGCTAATGGACGCGACGCCACCCAACGACGTGTCCAACGTGTTTAAAGGAGGTGAACTTGACGTACTAGGCGTTTTTACATTCCCAGGATTGCTCGCGGCAAATTTTGGACGGGTCTACAAAAGGGATGCCAACGGCAAAATCATACCAGGCCAGTTCGAAGAGACAGCTGAGGTACAGCTGTAATGTTGTACCCAGTGTTTTATGAAGAAGATTTAAAGACTGTTGCAATGCGTTTCCTCCCCAATACCAAACATAGTTTTCTTGATTGGGCATGATATCTTCAAACGTTGATATTTACCGGTGGTCGTTATGTCTGTATATAATTTTAAAAGCTCTGGGAAAACTGCAGTAAAAAGCAAAGAAGAAATTCCTGCATTTACTAGAAGTCCTGTAGGCATAAAGACGCCTTTAAGATTAAATGATAATAATTTATTTGCGATGCATTATGATAATGCAGATCAAATTCATGATAACCTTAGAAACTTGTTGTTGACAAATTGGGGTGAAAGACTAGGCTTTTATTATTTTGGCGCAAATCTTAGAGATTTAACGTCTGAGTTATCTTCTTTGGATGCCTTTGATGGCGAAGCGATACAAAGAATAAAAGATTCAGTTTCGACGTGGATGCCTTTCGTATCGCTTAAAGATTTCTCTTCAAGATTTGATAGAGAAGAAAACGAAAATGTTGGAATATTAAAAATCGCAATAACTTATAATGTTCCACAACTAAAAATTGAAAATAGAGCACTTCAAATATCATTACATGTAATATAGATCTAAAATGGCAAAGACAGCGTTAAAACAGTTTAGAAACAGAAGTTATCTTGCAAAAGATTTCGATTCTTTGCGAGCAAATTTGCTTCAATACGCCCGCCTCTATTATCCTGACAAGATACAAGATTTTTCTGAGTCTTCATTGGGAGGAATGTTTTTAGACATGGCTGCCTATACCGGCGATGTCATGTCGTTTTATCTTGATCATCAATACAACGAGTTAGATTCTGACACAGCAATAGAGACCAGCAACATCGAAAGATTGATTAGATCAGCTGGTGTTCCTATATCTGGTGCTGCACCAGCGACTGTTGATGTAACTTTTTTTATAGAAGTTCCGGCCGCGGCTGTTGATGGGAAATATGTACCTTTATCTTCTTCTCTTCCTGTTGTCAAAGCAAATTCAATTTTTACTTCTACTTCAGGAATAAATTTTTCGTTATTAGCAGATGTAGACTTTGCTAGCAAAACCTCAGATGGAAGCTATGTCGCGGAGATAAAAGTAGGAAAAATATCCCAATCTGGAAATCCAGTAACATTTACCATGGCTATTGATGGCAAATGCATTTCTGGTTATGAAACATCAGAAACGTTTGGACTAGGATCTTTCGTAGCTTTTAAATCTATAACTCTTTCTCAAAACAACATTACGGACATACTTTCAGTTAGCGATAGCTTGGGGAACTCATACTATGAAGTTAGTACTTTATCAGATGATGTCGTGTATAAAAACGTATTAAACACGGCGCACGATTCAAATGATATTTCTGAAGCTTTGAAAGTAGTCCCAGCTCCTTATAGATTCGTTACAGTTGTCGATTTAGCCTCTAGATCAACAACAATGATACTTGGTGGTGGAGACGATAACAATATAGATGATGATGCAGTCCCAGATCCTTCTGAGTTTGCTATATCATTCCCATATTCAAAAACATTTTCAAGAACTTCTATTAATCCATTGAAGATGTTAAACACTAGAACATTAGGTGTGTATTCCCCAAACACACAACTGTCCGTAACTTATCGTTACGGCGGCGGACTAAACCACAACGTTCCGGCAAGGTCTATAACTAATATAAATCAGGTTTCTCTTGAGTTTCCTTTGAATCCAAGATTAGAAATAATCAATTCGGTAAGAGGAAGTATGGGAGTAATCAACAAATCGCAAGCTGCGGGTGGAGAAGATGCTCCAACGATTGATGAACTTAAGTCTTTAATTCCTTCGTCTCGCAACGCGCAGGAAAGAATCGTAACAAAAGAAGATTTACTCGCAAGAATATACTCTTTGCCTGCAAACTTTGGACGTGTCTTTAGAGCTGCAGTGAGAGCAAATAAAAATAATCCACTGTCAACTCAACTACACATTATTTGCAGAACCCCTGATTCAAGATTGATCCCAGCCCCAGATACTCTCAAGGAAAACATAAGAAAATATTTGAATCCTTATCGATTGATTACAGACGCTATCGATATTTTGGATGCATCTGTAGTCAATTTATCTTTTCAATTTGATATTGTGATTGATCCTGCTTTAAATCAGCAAACTGTTCTTCAAACAATTTTGAGTAAGTTAATTGAACAGTTTAATACTACAAAATTTTCAATTGATCAACCGATCGTCCTATCAGATATTCAAAATCTAATTTTTAACACTCCAGGAGTTCTATCAATTATCAATATTGAATTCAAAAACTTGAATGGAGAAACGAACGGAAGAACGTATAGCAACTTCAATTATGATGTGAAGAGCAATCTTAGAAAAGGAATGTTATACCCACCAGAAGGCGGGATATTTGAATTTAAATATCCAGAGTTTGATATCATAGGAAGGACAGCTTTGTAACATGTACAAGGTTTTAGAAGCCGATAAAGACGCGTATATAACTAATCGATTCATCAAAATCGCTAGTTCGGGTTCATTTAGAACTGGATCGAACGTTGGTGCAGCTGGATCATTGGACCTTTTCAAACTATTTGGAACTACATTCTCTTCAAATGATGTTGCTAACTTGGAGTTAAGCAGGTTATTGGTACATTTTAACCTACAACCCCTTAAAGACTTAATCTCCGCTGGAAAAATCAACGTTAATAGCAACAGTTTTAATTGCTATCTTAAATTATTTGATGTGTACGGTGGACAAACAACACCTTCAAATTTTGATATTTCTTTATATCCTCTTTCTAAATCATTTGACGAAGGAAGCGGAAGAGACGTTGTTTATTATTCTGATTATGATGCTTGCAACTTTGTATCAGCATCTATCAACAATCCCTGGATATCTTTAGGCGCAAACAGCGGAGGTTCTGCAGAGACAATTTGCGATTATATTACTTCTTCTGCTCTAATAGCTGGAACCAATCTAAAAGTTAATCAACATTTTAATACAGGCGAAGAAGATTTGAATGTTAATGTAACAACAATAGTTTCTGCAACGTTAGCTGGTATATTACCTGATAATGGATACAGAATTTCATTCAATCCTTCTCAAGAAAGTGATCAATATTCATATTTTGTAAAAAGGTTTGCAAGCAAGTCAGCTTATAATGAAGCAAAACGCCCAAGATTAATCGTAAAATATAACGATTCTATTCAAGACGACTCGCAAAATCTAAGATTCGATGCTCAATCAAGCATTTTTATTAGAAATTATCTTTTTGATGAACCTTCAAATATTTTAAGCGGATCTTCTTTATCACAAGTAACGGGATCAAATTGTTTACTATTGAAGCTGACAACAACTTTGTCAAACGGTTCAGGAACTTACAATATTTTCTTTACCGGGTCGCAACATTATGATGGGTTGAATTATACGACAGGATTATATTCCGCATCATTTATAATCCCTCAATCAAACGTCTTGCTAAAAAATGAGTTAATGAAATCTGGGTCGGTGGTCTTTACCCCGATATGGGCTTCTTTAGATAATACAGTAGGATACTTGACAGGAAGCAAACTCACAGTCTATCCGCCCCAAATTTCTAGCAAAACAATAGATTTTAAAAATTACGTCGTTACAACATCTGGATTACAGGAACTGCATAGATCAGATGAAAATGTATTTGTTCGTTTAAACATATTCGACCATACTTCTCCATTAATAAAGCTGGTAAAAAAACCCATAGAATTGGCTTCGTTAGTTTTACGTAAAGCGTATTATCAGATTAGAGATGTTTCTACAAATGAAATTATAATACCGTTTGATGAAACATATTCTTCCACAAGAATAAGCAGCGACTCAGATGGAATGTATTTTAATTTGGATATTTCAAACTTAACGAAAGAAAGAAGCTATACGATTGATATAATGTTAGTCATGGGTGGCACTAAAAAGGTTTTTAAATCGGTTTCTAATGTATTTAAAGTGAGCGATACCCAGGTTAACTAAAGATGGCAAGTTATAAGGCGTCCCAGTACATTCCGTCTTTTTTAAGAGCGGCAAATCAAGGTGGAAGATCCATCTCATTAACGTTTGCAGAAATTTCTGGTTCAAATTTTCAAAATGAAAATTCATTCGCATACGATCCAGATGGCGTTGGATTAAAATCAACTCAACAGCTTAATGTTGATTGGTCGAAATTTGAGAATCACACGTTCTTCATGTCAGCAGAAGCTAAAGTCAACCTGGCGTTTGAACAGATCATCAACGGATATCCATTCGACGGAACAAGAAAAGAAATCGAAGATTTCTTTACAAGTCTAACTGGGTTCGATAAATGGTTGTTCGATAGATTCCCAAAGTATCACGGCCAGCTCCATTTCTCCGGAACACAAACATCTGAAACTTCCCCAGCATTTGGAACATATATCATCGCAAAAGATATTCCTGGTTCCTTATTTCCTTCCTTAAGCCCAAACGCTACAGCTGATTCTTCCATTTTAACCCCTAAAAATGGAAAATCATTGAGCATAGAAATGCAATTAAAAATTCCTGAAATTGCAACTAATGGAACACAGATCGTTATTCAGAAAATTAATCCTAATGACAACCATGGGTTTTCTATAAGGCTTAACCCGACCGTTTCAACTTCTAAAGTTCAAGCACAGTTTGACGTATTCTCTGGGTCTTTTAATATGTCTGTTTCTAAGGACATAGATAAAGGGAAATTTAATCATTTATGTTTTACGCTTGATAGAGATTCAAAGTTTCATAATCTTAAATTTTATAACAATGAATCCTTAGAAGCACAAACATCAAGTAAGGTTCAAATAGGCGATTTAAACATAGATTATGCAGATCTTTTAATAGGAAGCGGATCACAATATTCAGTTAATGGTTCTACAATTACGCCTTTGCAGACGTTATCAGGAAGTATGGATGAATTGAGGATTTTTCATTCGATTCGATCGATCGGACAACAATCTTCATATGCAAAAAAATCAATTTATGCTTCTTCTGATTTAAAGCTCTATTATAAATTTAATGAACCACCACCTCCATTATCTCCAATCACTAATGATGTAATAAATGCAATAGTTCTTGATAGCTCTGGCAACTCGTTGCATTCTTATATAACGAATTTTACAGGCAGTTTAAGAGAAAATGCAGCATTGGATGTTACAAGTAATTTAACTTATGAAAGAGACAGTTTGTCTCCTATTTTGTTTCCTTCGCAAACAGATGTCATAAACTTAAACGTAGAGTTATTGACTAGCGGATCAAGTTATGACGAAGTTAATCCAAACTTAATAACCAGATTAATTCCTAGACATTATCTACTAGAGGGAGCAGCAGACGAAGGTTTCAGCGAAGCAGAAGAAAATAATGGTTCGCAGTATGGTGGTACTGGCATACCAGGCCAAGGCGAATTAAACAATGTTCAAGTAATGTTATCGCTTCTATACATTTGGGCAAAATTTTTTGATGAAATCAAATTATTTTTGGACGTGTTCAATACCCTAAAGACAGTCGATTACGACTTGAATAAAAGTATTCCGAACAATTTGCTATCTGATCTAGCAAAACATTATGGGTTTTTCTTACCTCCCCTTTTTACTTCTTCTAATTTAGAGCAGTATGTATTGGCAGAAAACATAGATCCTTTAATAAAAGGAAATGAAAGTTTATCTCTTCGATCTGTTCAACATGAACTGTTAAGAAGAGTGTTAATAAATCTTCCTACGGTAATTCGTTCAAAGGGAACCCAACATAGCATAAAAGCTTTTTTGAGGTCTTTAGGCATAGAACCAGATGCAAGCATGAGGTTCAGAGAATATGGCGGACCTACATACCGACAATTAAAAAATGCTAGAGAATCTAAATCAGATGTAACTGCAATTGTTAATTTTTCTACATCATCATTAGTCATTTCTCCTTTCTTATCTGCTTCAAGAACAGAAGTTGGATTTCCACAGCCTGAAGGAGTTTTTGTTAATAAAAAGACATATGATCCTCATGGCATATCAAATTCAGAAAATGATGGATTGTTTACTTCAGGTTCTTGGACGTTTGAGTCAAGTTACAAATATAACCCGACTACCTCTACGATTACTTCGACTACACAAAGCTTAGCCAGGTTATGTGTTACGGGTTCAGGAATTCAAAATCCCGGCCTTGTTGCAAATCTAGTCGGATATTATGATGAAAAAGCTACCAAAGTTACTCTGTTTTTAAGACCGGGAAACGATTCTCTTGCACCAGTACTAAGCATGTCTTTGGGATTGCCAAAGAATGCAATATTCGGAGGAGACATTTGGAACGTATCATTCGGGTGTGATAGAAATGATGCAATTGGGTCCACCGTCTCATCATCATACTTCTTAAGGGCCGGTGTTCAAAATGAAGGTAACGTCGATTATATTACAACAACTTCAAGTTATTTTTATGAGTTGACAGGTTCATCTTCATCTGCTCTTAATTCAAACGTACTAAGAAGACTTGATAAAACACATAACACTAACGTATCAGGAACGTTTATAACTTTAGGATCAAACCAAATTATACCTGTAGGAACAACTTCTGCATATAGGTTCTTAAATAACTCTACGTCCGTTCAAGATTCAGCCGCTCGAACGACTACATTCGATGGTAGAGCATTAAAATTAAGATTCTGGTCTAAAGCGTTGTCTGAAACTGAGTGGATTGAACATATTCGAAATTATCAATCCTTAGGAGTATCTGATCCGACAAAAAACTATAACTACGAAGCTGTAGCGACGGGGTCTTTCGAAAAATTAAGATTAGATTCTTTAACAAAACAAGAAATAAAATTAGCTTCTACCGATGGAAGCATCACGTTTTTAGATTTTAGTGAAAATGGAATGCATTTAATCGGTAGAGGGTTCCCGACTGACCATAATTGCATATTGCCAGAAATCATACGCTATTCTCACTTATCTCCTTATTTTGATGAAGCAATAACAAATGAAAAAATTCGTGTAAGAAGTTACCAAAGCGAAGACTTGATAAATCAAAATCAATGGGCATCAAAAACGCCAGTTTACGAAATTGTAAGATCAGAATCGCCACAAGACGACGTAAGATTTTCAATAGATTTCTCATTGGTAGATGCGTTAAACAAAGACATAATCAACATGTTTTCTACTTTTGATTCTATTGAAAACTTCATTGGAAGACCGGAACTGGCATTCTCTCCAGATTATCCTGATCTAGAAAAGTTGAGAAACGTCTATTTCAATAGGTTAAAGAGTAAGTTAAATTTTAAGGCATTCTTAGAATTTTATAGCTGGTTTGATAATTCAATCAGTACATTCATCGAACAACTATTGCCAAGAAAAACAGTTTTCAAAGGATCAAACTTTGTTATTGAATCTCATATGTTAGAAAGACACAAGCATGAATATTATTTCACACAAATGTATTTGAGCCAGGACAGAAAACGACAAGATCCAATATTTGATGTTAAATTGTGAACATGAATTCTCATAGAAAAATACAATGAACAACGTATTTAACAGAGCATCTCAGCTATTAACCCCTAAAAAAAATGAAGTATTCTTTTATGGTTTTTTACCTAAAGTTAGTAAAGAATATTTTGACGATGGCCCAGGTGCAGATAAAGATGAAAAGGTAAAGCCCAGTAACGTTGATCAATACACGTTTACTGGATCAATTAATACGTCCTTAATTGATGGATTTCGTCAAGGCGTAGAGTTAACAAGAATAAAACATTTCTTTGCAGGAAACTCGCCAAGAATTCATGCAGGAGAACCTGGTCATGTTCTAAAAAAGAATTTTTACGGCGCTGATAAAAACTTCTTAAAGCAAAACTATTATCAAGAGTTAGATTATTACGATCCAGTTGAGTATCTTCTATCTCATGAATCTGTTACTTATCCAATTATCACTCATGATAGTGATGAAACTGAAAACTACAATTTCAATGGTGTAATCGAACCGTTTACGATTCGTGCTGTCGCGGCATTGTTTAGCATAGACGTTCCATTTGAAGCTCACTCAATAAAAGGTCTCATGATGGATGGGAATACAGATATTATGATGTCAACAAGCAGAATTTTAACAGTTGACAATAAAAATACAAAAGATAAAATCCCGCCGTGGATGGATCTCATTGACATGATGGGAACTGTGAAAAAGATTCCAACGATGATGTTCTTCAATGATGATAAAACGTACCTAGATCCTTTTAATGATATCTCAACCAAGATACAATTATCAACAAATTTGTCAATTGATATGAATAGCGCTGTTTTAAAAATGAGCCCATCAACGGAAGAATATGTTTCCGAAGGAAAAATATCAGCAACTTGCGGATGGACTTATGATGACGCATGGTCTAAAGGCACTGATTCAATAGCGTTCGGAGGCTTCGCTCACTGATGCCTACACCAAAATCTTTACGAGCTGCGCCTGATAGAACGTTTGAAAACTATATTCTTACGTTGACAGTAGATCAACAAACGGGATTAACAAAAGTTCCACAAGCAAAATTTTCTCAAGTTTCAGGAAACGCAGGAAAGTCAGGGTTGTCAGGCGGATTAAGTGGTGATACCCCTATTGGATTTGAGTTTCTTTTTGATGGAATTCGCTATTCTAGCTTTAACGTTTCAGTAGACGGGTGGTTGGTTTTAGTAGATCCTACAACGACATTTTCTGTTAGTGACGTGCTAGACGGCGGTTTACCATACGAAAATGGATCAATTAAATCATCTTTTTTGGCCAATCATTCATTCTTTGCCGTATGGTGGGATAATTTAACAAACACTAGTGATGATTCAACGTTAGGAACAGATTTATATAATCGTGGATTATCGCCAGTTAATCCTAGAATCAATCCACGAAAGTTTGCAATCCAATATTGCAATGATACTTGCCCAGAAGGCAGAAGGCTAATCGTAAGATGGCACTCTATTAACTCTGGTACAACAAATACCAGATTAGAATTTGAAGCTGTTTTATACGAAAATGGGAAAATTGAATTTAAATATTCTCCAAAAAATCAATTAAGCGTCGGGTCCGTTCCTGCTGGGCAAGGAGCCACAATAGGCATTTTTATGCCGAACGGAACATGGCGATTTAGAGATTTTTCTTATGAATTAGATTATCAACAGAACCAGAGATCAAAATATAAATTTGGAGGCACTGTTTCTGGATCTTATGTTGATACAACAACGATTTATACAGTCCCATATTCAGTCAATTTAACAACTGAAGATTATTGGCCGGGACAGGCTAGGTCCGGCGCAATTTTTACTTTTCAACCTCCTCTCAACAGAAGAAAAGTTTTGCCGCGACAAACTCTTAGAGAAAGAGATTCAAGGCTAACACTTCCTACAGTTGCAAGAACAGGAGATTCTAGATCAGGAAATTCCAGCATCATATTTGATGATAAAAAATCGATAGTTTACAGATCTTCAGGACTTGTCGTGAATTATCCTTCAACGTTGCCAAGATTCTATGCCCCCGAAACTTTTGGGGTAACAGAAAATCAAGATCTATTTTCAGGAGAGTTTGTAGTAACCGGTGGCATATCAAAATCTAACGTACAGGATTATCTAGAAGACAATAAAAAAAGCTATATTTCTCCATTCACGGAAAATAAGCTATTTGAAAATGACCCAGGATCTGATACAGATCAATTTTTTACAGTTGGATCTAGCATTCAAGATGTAGGAGAAGGATTTAATCAGTCTCTTAAATCAAAAACGCAGATCAGATTATCTTTCAGAGTTGATCATAAAACAACAATGTTTGGTGCTTCTTCGAGTGTATACTATTTTAATTCAAGAACGTCAAGATGGCAATACCCAACATCATCATTTGCTGGTGGACAATTTGATATTGCAGACCCATATGGAGATGCCCTTAATCTTATAGAGGTTGATAGAGGATTTAACGCATTCGGATTTAATTTAGCTTCAGGATCTAGCAATAGATTAGTAGCGCCGTATAGCACTGATGCAAGCATTGGAAGCGGATGGAATAGGCAAAATGAAACTCAAGCTATAATAAAGAGATATGATAAAAGTCTTCAAATAGACCAGCGATATTCTGCTACGCAAGATGAATCTTTTACGATACCAATTCAACAACCTTTTTTATTGGAAAAAGCAGTCATTGAATTACCACTAGAGGCTGGACCTGGATGGTTCAACGATAAAACAAAATGTTTTATACCAATTACGATTGATTCCCCGAACCCACCAGGAGAAGACTCAAGAGCTTTTGACGTAGGAGGACCAGGGTTAACTGTTGCTCTATACAATCAAGTATCCATAGGTCCTAATAAAACAAAAAGAGACTTAGTTTTATCTGGAACAATTACTCATCAATTAGATGACGTCGCAGAAATTTCATATTCAAATTCCCCTGATGTTTCAGGCGTAAACTGGCCTACAGACAGTGGAGGATACGCTTGGCAAATTGTTCCTCAAGGTTTTCGAGCTTATGCAACTCCTTCAGCAATAGTCAATGGCACATTTGATGGGTCAAAATACTCTTTTACAGGATCTATCGCTTTAAAATGCCAAGCGCAGATATCAAATGGCGTTTTATCAAGAGATGCATTTTATATAACGCAAGCGTATACTGACACAGGGGGAGGATCTTCTCCAAGTGATGCAGTTAATGCTTTGGAATTATTGTTTAGTTCTTCAACATGGCCAATTGCAGATCGTGGCACTGGGTTTGAAGATTTTGGTACTAGCCCTGGATTTAGAGTTAGATCAATTGTTTCTGTAAATAATTTTGGTAGAGGGTGCTCTGGATTTGAACCTTCAGGAAGATCTATACTTGGAAAAGAATACTCCACTACACAAGGAATCTCAACAAGATTTTATGATAATCCTTTCTATCTTTATCAAGGACAAAGTACTTTACAAAATTTGAAAAATATAGCTAACGGTGTACCTGATGCGGTGTTTTATGCGTCATCATTAATTTCAAGACAAAAATCTTTTGCATCTCCTTATCTTGTTTTGCCTGGAGATAGATTAGTACTTTCAGTTTCAAAATCCAGACCTGTCTTTTTTTCAACTGAAATATCAAGGCCTTATACTTCTGGATCGATTCAACATGATATTAAGCTGACAACAGGAAGCATTAACATCACATTATACGGAAGTTTAGTATCTAACGGACGAGAGTTCCATGATACTTTAAATCAGTCTTTAGCGTCTGACGCAGTTCATGAAGTTGTTATTGGAGAAACGAAGACATGGTAGCCGTTCTTGATCAATACGAAGTAGAATATAAGGAAACTTATACTTCTGGAACCTATGACCAAGTTGTCATGGGAAAAATGTTTTATCAGATCACCGATAGAGGCATTAAAAAATACGTTTATGGTAACCGTGGCGTCGTTTATGGAATGATAAACAGTAATCAGGCACCTTTACCTGGAACTGGATTGTTTGATTTTTCTAATTCGCTTTCTTATAGACTACAACCTTATAGAGAAAAAGCAGGAAATTGTAAAGCTGCAAAACATGCATGTTATGAAGAGAGAATCTATGACACGTTGACGCCAAACCCAATGGCATGTTTTAAATTAAATGGGGCTAGCGTTTTTGCAATTAAAGCTGGTAATCCAAATATTAGCCCAGGAGAATCTAGGGTCTATTCTGGCGTCGAAACGATGGAAAACGCATTTATCATGTTCGACAATTACGTTCCTCCTGAGAGTTCTGCAGACAATTTAAACAACTCTTCAACAACGATAAGCAGAAAAATAATAAATCCAGGAGTCGATAAGTTTTGGACAAAATCTTTTCCATTTGAACCGAGATATTCAACAGTTAAAAGAGAAAAGCAACAAAATTTTAACAATATTGAAACTAATCTTATCGCTTCTTTTTATTATGACGCGGGTGCAAACATAACTGCAAGTTTTTATAATTCTCCAATAAGAGTGAAAAGAAGCGGATTGATAGTTGGAACGGTAGGTCATCTTGAAACTTCAAGACATAATAGAATTTCTGGTTCCTATTCACCTCCATTGAGCGGCAATTTTTATCACCGGTGGGCCGTCGACGTCGATTTATCGAAAAAAATACCTGAAGGTGTCGCACCTTATAATAACGTGTGGACGTCGACTGGTTCTTGTGGCCCGTCGGACATGATGAAAGTTTTATTTGGTTTCGGAGATACTAACACAGTATTCTATGACAACCAATTGACATCTTCTACGGATCCAACTGGATATGCAAGAAGAGGAACGAACAATTGGCCAGAATTTAGGTTAACAAATAAAACAGGCGGCGGGGCATTTAACACATATTATGGATATGAAGTAGCTTCAGGAAGTCTTTGGTGCGTTTCCCCCATCATAAGAGGATGGAAATACGGTCTTCACAACGGGTTACCGGACTTTTCTTCAGCATATTTTAGACAAGGAAAATACGGACAGTTTAGGGACATGCTAGAACAACGTTCATACACAAAGTTTGTTAATGGAAATGAAGAAATATTAACAAGAATTAATTCAGATCAAGGTCCTATAACTGTTAAGTTTTTAGATACAAACGAAAATCTTGTTGATCCGTTGAATACACAATCACAAAATTTAAGCATATTTGCTACGTCATCATTACCTTACTTTGATCTTCAACAACGTAATCGTCCTCAAGATACGCCTTTAACTAATCTTTCATTAATTAACTTTAGCCTAGATAATGCAGGAAACATAACGATCTAATATGTCTGTAACAAAAAAAAAGATAGATGAGTCTGCATTCATCATTGCAAAAGATAATATAACAAATAATGTCCAAACCGTTGTTGTACCTTCCGGTTTGCAAGTTGGATTAAAAAATGCGCCCGCTGATCTAACTTTAACAGGAAAATTTTCAACATCTGAAAAAGATTATGTTGCAAATTCATCTAACAATTGGACTTTATCGTTAGAAGATCATGTCACTGTCTCATCAATATCTACGACATACTCTTCTTCATCTGTACCGTCTGCAGGATATGTTGTAATAAATCTTCCAAAAAATCCTAGAGTAGGCCAACTTGTAATTATTAAAGAGTTTTCTGGTACTGCTAGCGTAATACCATTGAGGATATATGACGCATCTTCTAAGACGATAGAAGGCGCAAACTATAAGACGATATCTTCAGATTATGGAGCATTACAATTTTTCTGGCAAGGAACTAACTGGATTTCTATCTCTAACGCTACGGTAGCATCTGGTGCTGCACCAGATTCTGCTTCCTATGTTGTCATCGGTTCTAACGCTATATTGACGAATGAAAGGACGCTCACCGCTGGGTCAGGTATTTCTATAGTAGACGGTGGAGCAGGAGCTGCTGTTACAATATCAGCTACGGGAGGAGGTTCAGGCGACGTAGTTGGACCAGCATCATCTACCGATAACGCTATTGTTAGATTTGATCTAACAACTGGCAAGCTAATACAAAACTCTGGTGTCACGATCGACGACTCTAATAACGTAACGATACCTGGTGATATTTCTGTCAACGGTGGTGATATAACAACAACGGCGGCTACAACGAATCTTGTTAATGCCGCAACAACTATCAATCTAGGATCGACAGCTGTTACTAGAACAACGAACATAGCAATTGGCGCCGCTGATCAGACTGTAACGTTAGGTAGCAATTATGGTGGATCTTACACGAGAATAGATGGCGGATTTCTTGGGGTTTTTATTTCTGGTTCCCTAATAACCCTAACAGGCTCTTCTGCAAATGCAAGCCTCTCCGCCGACGCAAGGATCGGCTCTGTAGAAATTGGAGGCCTTCCCGGATACGGAAATTCTGTGGCCATGTTTGGTCACACAGATTTAAATCATGCCTATAACAACGATACCTCAGCGGGTATGGGAAATTATGCTCTAGGACAATCTAACGACGGGTCTACATACATAAACTCTCCTCAAAATAAAGGAATTTATTTCCTCACTTCAGGCGCTTCAGGATTACCCCTTGGAAGAATCTACTTTAAGACTTCTACGTTAAGCTCTGAATTAATTTTAACAGGCGCGTCATATTTCAACTCGAACGTCTTTCTAGGTAGTTCTTACGGTCAAAGCAGCACATCGATTTATGCAGGAACAGGCGGAATCATTCTATCAGGTTCCGGAGCATCAACAATAATAACTGGTTCTACTTCTACCCAAGCCGACGCATATATCGGTTCAGTTGAAGTCGGCACACATCCTTTCTGGGGTGGAAATTACGCCATGTTCAGTCACAAGGACATGGATAACAGTGTAGATGGAAACGCAGCATTAATCCAGGCATACGATGGAGATACATTCTTAGGCGCAAAATCTACAAAATCGATATTCATAAAAAACGGAACATCATTCATTGGCAAACTTGATAACGATAACATCGAACTGACAGGAGATACATCTACTTCAACTGCAACAATATTGGGAAATTCCTATGGATTGTCTTCTACAAACCTGTACGCAGGTTTGTTTGGAATAACACTTTCAGGATCTGCGACGACAACAATTACAGGATCTTCCAGCACAAACGCAGAAGCCTACATCGGAACAGCTGAAGTCGGAGAATTGCCCTATACTAGAACTAGCTTTCCAAATTATTTTGCCATGTTTGGGCATAAAACGTTAGATCATTCTTCTAATGGAAACTACGCTCTTGTACAGTCTTACGACGGCGATACGTTCTTAAATTCTGCTAATTCAAAATCAATCTATCTTCAAAATGCAGGAAACCTAATTGGGACATTAGATAATGATAGCATATCTTTAACAGGACAAGCTAACACTTCTGTCGCAACAGAAATTGGAAGCGTTTATGGTCTGTCTTCCACAACCATCAAAGGCGGATTATTTGGTCTAATCCTAACAGGTTCGGGAACGACCATTACGATCACAGGCTCAACAACGTCTCAAGCAGATGCTTACATTGGATCAGCTGAGATTGGCGTACATCCTTTCTGGGGCAGGAATTATGCCATGTTCAGTCACAAGGACATGGATAACAGTGTGGATGGTAATTCTGCATTGATACAAGCTTACGATGGAGATACGTTCTTAGGAGCGAAATCTACAAAATCAATCTTTATAAAGAATGGTGCTGCTTTTATAGGAAAGTTTGACAACGACAACATAGAATTAACCGGCGACACTTCAACATCAACTGCGACTATATTAGGAAATTCGTATGGCGTGTCTTACACCAATATCTACAGCGGGCTATTCGGAATAACTCTCTCTGGATCAGCAACAACAACGATAACTGGTTCTTCTTCTGGAAATGCCGATGCTTACATTGGCTCTGCAGAGGTAGGAGTCCATCCATACTGGGGCAGGAATTACGCAATGTTTGGTCACAAGGATCTGAACAATTCTTCCGATGGAAACGCTGCGTTGATTCAATCAAACGTTGGAGATACGTTCTTAGGCGCTGTAAATAACAACTACCTATATTTTAAGAATGGAACAAGATCGCTAGGCTATTTTCAATATAGCACGTTCTTTGGAAAAACGATTTTTTCTTTAGACGGCGCAGCAGGATCTCCAGCATCTGTCACTATCGGAAATTCAGAAAGTTCTTCTAATTTAACTCTTAACGCAGGTTCTGGAAGCATTGATATTGGTTCAACGCCTCAATCAAGATCTACAAACATAGCCACAGGTGCTGCCGTACAGACAGTCACGTTGGGTAGTTCTAATTCTTCTTCTACGTTGACATTAGACGCAGGATCCGGGGGGGTAAATATTGGTACAAATCCCGGAGGATCTAGCAAGACCATCAACATTGGTACCACAACTGGAATAAATACAGATATCAATGTTGGCAGCGAGTACTTGGCCTCAACAACCGTCATAAAAGCGGGCGGTCCTTTTGCAAGTCTAGGTGGGATGTATTTAACTGGTTCTACTGCGACAACATACACAGTCGGTGGAGAGACAGGAACCGGAACTATCAACATAGGAAGATCTACAGCGTCTAATACGATTAACGTCGGTGCTGCTGGAAATAACACATCAAACACTCAGACAATAAATGTAGGAAACGGAACTGGAAAATCAGTCGTTACAATTGGATCTCAATCTGGTGTCTCTTCTTTAACGCTTGATGCCGGCGGCGGAAATATAGACATCGGAACATCCGCTACAGCCAGATTAATCAACATCGGCACCGGTGCTGCAAACCAAACAATTTCTATAGGAAATAATTCCACAGCAAATCAAGTCACGATTTATGGTGGAACTCCCTTCGTCGGCGTTGGAGGTATATATTTAACTGGCTCTGCTGGGACACCATATATCATTGGTGGAGAGACAGGAACGGGAACGATATCTTTGGGTCGTTCGACTGCGTCTAATACGATTAATATTGGAAACGCAACAACGACGTCAGGAAATACTCAGACAGTTAATATCGCTTCTTCAGCATCTGGTACTGGTCTTGCGGCGATAACGATTGGAAATACAAATGGAGCCTCATCTTTGGCATTACGGGCCGGGACTGGTGACATTACTATGTCAGGCATAGTAAAAAACTCAAGTCAACCAGGATTTCTTACATCATTAAGCACTTCTCAATTAAATTTTGCAACTAGCTCCGATGTAACTGTTCTATTCGATTCAGAAATATTTGATAATGCTAGCAATTTTGACACAGGAACTTATACTTTTACAGCTCCAGAGACCGGTAAGTATCTTTTTAACGTTGCAGTTAGAATAGACAATGTTGATACTGCAGCCGATTATTACACATTGTACTTAATAACGTCGAACCGAAGTTACAGACTTGCAATAATAGACCCAGGACAGTTTGCTGCAGATCTTGTTTATTGGCATCTGAATGGATCAGCGATTGCCGACATGGACGCCAGCGATACAGCATACATTGTAATAAGACAGCAAGCCGGAACTGCTCAAACAGACATAATCAGTGCCACAACAAACTCATTTTTTAGTGGATGGATGCTGGGATAAAGGAGATTTTACATGAATATACAAGTTGAAATAAGTGATCTAGACGAAAAAGTGTTACAACATGATTTACTTGAAATCCAACGTTGGATTCAAGATGCCGTGAATGGAAAAATCAACAACGTAAAGAAAAGGTTGTTAAAAGAGGCACAAGAAAAGTTATTTTCAGATCCAGAAATAGATTCAATCCCAGCCACGGAAGAAGGTCTTCTAACTCTTTATTTTTCTAGGCCTTACTATAAAAATAGAGAAGAAAAAGAAATTGAAAACGGTTCAACACAAATCTAAGCTTTCGTCCTGCCGAAGCATGTCTTCTAACGTTAGATTGTCAGGAAACAGTTCATTAAAGTTAAACTGTTCATCTTTTCTTCCCAAGACCTTCACTCTCATTCCGTTTCTTCTATGATTCACAAATCGTAGGTGATCATTAAACATCCATCCAAAATGAATTGACACCATGGAGTCAGGTTCGTCTGTCGGACTCAACTTTCCAGCCTTGACCAACCTCACACAGTTTATTCTAATTGTGTCAAATCCTTCATCATGAAAATTTTGGCACCCATTCCACTCTGCTTCAATCCACTCATCTGGATTTAAAGAAACTATCTCAATGTCAGGGTGATACTTTAGAATTGATGAAACATTTTGGCTCTTCTTGTTCGGTTTAAAGGTCCTTGTTGCCAACAAGTACAGCATCTCGGCATCAGGTGCCAAGTAAAATAACCGCTGCTTGGCCTTTGGGGCCAAAGTGACCTTACACTTTTTCATCTACACAACCACTCAATAACATTTATAAACCAATTTTCCCAACAGTTTAAAGGGTTTGTCACATCACAACGGTTTTAGGCTATGAATTAATCTGTTAATCACATCAGGCTCATCTGGTCCCAATGCGATACATGTGACATCAGGGTTCTCAGAACCGTTAGGAACAAACACAGGATATGCCTCTATTCCCATGATCTCTGCACGAAACAAAATCTCATCTAGTTGATCTCTATTGGTCACACCTAAAATGTCCTGAGAAAATGATCCTGTCAACCATGCCTGCTCTTCGCTGGACAGGCTCACCAACAGTTGGTTACCTCTCTCTGCCTCATTGTTCTCCACAATAAACTTTAGTGAAGCCCTGGCAACTGTTGAGGCCAAATCCCGCTTGTTGAGATTCAAATCTTTTCTGATGATGATAGCTTGTTTCAAATCTGACATGACACAACTCCTATGTGATCAAGTTTCGTTACTGTCGTCTTCTCGTGCCTGTTTCCTCACCTCCTCTAATATTTTCCCCAACCAATTTTCTCCAACCCCACCAGTCATACCAAAAAATCTATCATTCCATCGATTTTCGTTTATAAGCTCGAGGTCATGTGTTTCCAGCAATTGACACCTGAGGAACGGATTCTCGAATTTTTCATGGATCAACTTCCTCATGATCTCAACTCTGACTTCGCTCCAATCATCTCTTAAAACAAGAGATCTACCCATTTTTTTTGCATCCCAAGGAGAACGAGATTTTTTTATTAATTCTCTCGTTTCTTGGTTCAAGGTCTTCGCGGCCTGATACGCATGCTCTACGGTGGGATATAACTTGCCTTCGAATGATACCGTAGAAGGATGAAAGTTCGACAAGAACTCGGTCCCGTTTTTTTTATTAAATCCGACCAATTTTCCACCCAAGGCATTTTGGTGAATATTTTTAGCACCATCCGAAGCCTCGGATAGGCCTTTAAACAACATCCCCCAATAGAGCTCTACGGTCTTCATGGCCCCAACTATCAAACCTACTTTATTAAATAGGCTCTAGTCAATCATACCAATCATGAAACCTAATAATTTAAAAACAAAAATCAAAGGATAAAATTAACTGGAACAGGATATAATCTTACTTGATAAATAGTACAATCACTCGGGCCGCCTTCAAAAATGTCGTCACAAGATAAAAATAGATATAGAAAGACTTATTCTTTTTTCAGAGAGCAACCGGTATTTGCTTCCGGAGGCGGTGGAGGTGGTGGAGGTGGCGGTGACCAGTTCTGGTACTCTACTACTTTAGACTCAATCTATACCACTGGATCTGTTCTCATTAGAGGACAATCTACTTTACTAGATTCGTCTTATGATGTTGGCGACGACGTTTTTTTCTATGTCTCTGGAACGATTGGTCTTTCAGGTATTGCTTCAGACATAGGTGTGTTCGGTGGAGATCTTCTTACAAGCGGAACGCTAGTTGCGAAAAGCGGCCTTTCAGGTTCTTTGACCCGATTAATTGACGGAACATCATATCTTGTAGCCGGCGCAAATATATCAATCGTTACTGCATCCAACGGTTCTGTTAGGATATCTTCTTCTGCAACAGCCGGCGCTGCAGGTAATGATACTGAAATTCAGTATAACAATTCCGGAATGTTTGGTGCTTCTCCAAATTTCAGTTTTAATTCGATGTCAAGTGTCATGTCGTTGACAGGATCGTTTGGAATGAAAGGAAACATCATCCCAGATGAAGACACTACATACACGCTCGGAACTTCAGAGAAACGTTGGGGCCACATTTACACAGGTGACTTGCACCTAAGAAATGACCGCGGAGATTGGACCATCGTAGAAGAAGTTGACTACCTGTGCGTTGTAAACAACAAAACAGGAAAAAAATATAAAATGATGCTTGAGCCCGTTGATTAAAGTTAATAGAAGATACTTAATCCTGTCATTTAACATTTTCATAGGAGTAATTCAATATGGCTTTAGTCGGTCACATATCAGGAAGTACACAATCAAGCTCAGTAATTGGTATTTCAGGTTCAGTAATAGTTGCAAATCGTCCTCAGGCTTTGTTCCCAGCAATGCCTGGAACGGACGTTAAGTTCTTCGTTTCTGGCTCGTCGACAACACCGTCTTCCGACGTTGCTTTGTTCGGCGGCGATCTAATGGCTTCAGGTTCTTTCAACCTCAAGTCAGGTACGGGCGGCGCCTCGCAGTTCTCAGTAAGTTCAACAGGAATGTTGATTAATACAGCAGTGGGTGTCAATACGATTAACATCGCTGCTTCAACAGGTAACATCACCACATCCGGTGACATTGCTGTCAACGGCGGAGACATTACAACAACGTCAGCTACAGCAACATTGTTTAATTCGACCGCGACTGCTGTTGCTATAGCCTCAGCAGGTACTTCGGTTTCTATTGGATCTGCGGCCGGCACCGGTACAACAACAATTAATAACAGCCTTACTGGAAAAGGAACTAACAACAATATTGACATGCTGAACGTCACAGGAAGTGCTGGGCTTTCGGTGACAAGAAATGTCGTTATTTCTGGTGACCTAACAGTCAATGGTGCGATGACCACTGTCAACACAACAAATCTTGAAGTAAAAGATTCAGTCATCGGTCTAGGATTCGCTTCTGGAACAATTGCCCAGACAGCAGGTGATCGTGGGTGGATCGGCGGTCAGGCCGGTACAAACAATGTGATGAGTAAGTGGGATAACACTGCTTCAGAATTCGCATTTGCAACCACAACGTCTTCGGCAACAGGAAGCTTTGGAATCGCAGCTTATTCTAATCTTCATGCAGCAAACATCCAGGGTAATATCGTTTCTGCTTCACTAGGTTTCTCAGGATCTTTGACAAAATTGATGGATGGAACTTCATACATCATCGCCGGAAGCGGAATAACCGTTGCATCTGCATCCAACGGAGCAATTACACTTTCTGCAGCTGGCGGTGCAGGTGATGTAACTGGGCCTGGATCTTCTACACAATACGCAGTTGCTCTATTCGACGATACAACTGGTAAGGTCATCAGAAATTCTGCGTTAACGACAAACGGCTCTAATTCACTTTTTATTGCAGGAACGCTTGGTGTTTCTGGTTCGACAACATTTGGCGCTTCAGCATTGCCATCTGCTGATATGACATATGACCTTGGTTCGCCATCATTCAGGTGGGCTAACGTGTATACAGGCGATTTACATCTTCGAAATGATCGTGGAGATTATACCCTCATCGAAGAAGAGGACTTTTTGACGATTCGTTTCAACAAGACAGGTAAGAGATACAAGTTCTTGCTCGAAAGAGTACCAGAGCTTGATGAGGATCCAATCCTCAACTTCAAGTGATTGATGTAATTTTCATGTGAAAGGCAAGGGGGTGATCATCAATGATCACCCCCTTTTATTTAAGCACGATTTGTATACGGATGAATAAATAATTAAGGTTTAACAAGAATCAAAAACTATGGCCCTAGTAACGAACAACATATCAGGATCTGCAAGTAACTCTTCTAAGATAGGAATCACAGGAAGCGTTATCATCGGTAATGCACCAGATGCTAGGTTCCCAACGGCCGGTACAGACGTGGTGTTCTTCGTTTCAGGATCAGATGCATCAAGGGCAGTCTTCGGCGGAACGGCCGTGGTCTCAGGCTCTCTGATCACTGATGGCAACGTTCTATTAGGGGACTCTAGCAATGATACACTCACCATCAATGCCTCAACAGTATCAATTCCAAATAACCTAAACTTTGACAGCAACACACTCTACATTGATTCCGCCAATAACCGCATCGGCATCGGTAAAGTTCCAAATGTCACTTTCGATGTCTCAGGAACCTTGAACACGGTAGGTGCTGACAAGCCATCGACAATTTTCAATGGTGATACATTCATCTCAGGTGCCTTCGGCGTTTCAGACTACATCCAGATGAAACCGGTCGGTTCTCTCAGGATTCCAACCAACCAAACCGCCTCATACATCTACACCTCTGGATCTACAAACGATCTGTACTTCACACAATATGCCCCAGGAACCAATTTCACCAACACAACCAGGTTGAGGTGGTTGGAATCAACACTATCAACCGGGCTTCTTCACGGCGGAATTTTATCCACCCAAGCAGGAACAACCACATTCTCCATTACATCAGGTTCCGCTATAATCGTAGCCCCCAATGCGTCTACAACAGAAGATCCATATCCCACGGTCAGCTTAGTCACCTGGTCAAGCATAGTTAGCCAGTCATTGAGCTATGTGACTTCCTCGCAGATAACATACATCGGTATCAATCCATCCGGTGGGTTGATCCAAAGAGTGACTCCGTTTCATAACGGCGAATATCTCGATTATGTCTCTATCGGCAGAATTCTTCACCAGTCTGGTTCTGTCACCAATGCAGCGGTAACAAATCCAGCCACATCTTACGGATTAACCCAACAGCACAGTCACTTCATAAGGGCTTTCGGTCCTCTGAAGATCTCTGGTCACACTCTATCCCACAGCGGATCTACTCTAGGTCTGACCAAGACGGCCGGTGATTCATATGCTGAAGGTAGAAACTATAGAACAGATCCGGATGATCCGAACTATGTTTCTTCGACATCCGACGTGGCCGTAACAACATCAAAGATCTATAAAGAGTATGTCAGCGGATCCGCATACCTCATCGACATAGGAGTCGGTGGTGCAGGTTATACTAACATAGATCCAACGTTGTACAACAACAATGGTACTTTGGCCTCCGTCGCGGCAGGACAATATTCAAATCAAAGGGTCTACTGGTTTCCCAATTCCGTTGATAGAGCACTTTATGTTTATTACGGAAACGAAACCTATAACTCGCTAGACACAGCCGAAGCTGGAATTGTATCAGAAGCATTCACTGAAGGTGATAACACTAGAACTTCAGCAATATTTGTCGGTGTTGTTGTGGTAAAAGGTAATGCAACAGATCTCTCTAACACTTCACAGGCAAGGTTTGTTCAAGGTGGATTATTTCGTAACATCGGCGGTGCCGGTGGCGGAGGGGGTGGTGGAGGGTCCACAACTCCAGGAGGTCTTGATACTTACGTTCAGTTCAACGACGGCGGCTCTACGTTCGGAGGAGATGCTGGCCTTACCTATAACAAAACAACTGACACACTAACGATTTCAGGTGATTTAGCCATTAACGGCGGCGATCTAACGTCTACCTCAACAACTTTCAATCTTGTCGACTCGACTGCAACCACTGTTAACTTTGCCGGAGCTGCATCGACAGCACTAAACATAGGAAATTCTTCTGGAACAAATACGGTCTCTGGAAAGACAAAGTTCTCTCAAGGATTGAGTGGTTCTCTCACCCAGCTGACAGATGGCACCTCTTATATCATCGCAGATGGTAACATGTCTGCTGTCACAGGATCAAACGGTGCGATCACTTTAACAGCGATACCATCTGGGGCTGATAAACAAATTCAATTCAACGATGGAGGATCCACATTTGGTGGAAATTCTAATCTAACATTTACCAAGGCAACAAACACTCTTGCAGTTCCGAATATCTCTGTGACTGTACTGACGGCATCATTGACACAGGGAAGCGTTCTATTTTCAGGACCGAGTGGCGTTGTTACACAGGACAATACAAATTTCTTCTGGGACGACACGAACAATTATCTAGGAATAGGAACAACAAGCCCTGCAAGACCGTTACACGTCAGCGCGGCGGGAGGATGGAGAGTATCTCTCACAACAAGTTCAACTGGGTTTGAATTTATCAACTTAAATTCAACAGCATGGAGATTAAACCCAGTCGGCACGGCAACGGATTTAGAAATTTTCTCGAACGTCACGATCCCAACAAACGGTACGGCAGGGTTAGGATTTAACCCTAGCGCTGGAACGACAAAAGACACGTTGTTGTATAGATCTGCAATGGGGGTCATAAGCCTAAGCGGTTCTGCTCCTGGTTTCTTGTTTAATTGGCTTTCAACGTCAACGCCTACCGCGGCCGGCCACCTTGGAATGAATACGTCTTCAGGTAGGCCCCAGGCTTTCATCAGCGGTACTGTTCGTCAATTATCTCATATCGATGAATTAGTAGCGGGTTCTACAGGTCAAATACAATACAATAATGGAGGATCACCAGGAGCATCTTCAACTCTTACATTTAACTCTGCAAATAACATCCTTGCATCGCTAAACGTTTCTGCGACAGCAGTGACAGCATCTTCAATAATGGCTGCTGCATCATCTGTTAACTTATTTAACACAACTGCAACGACAATAAATTTTGGAGGAGCTGCAACATCTGCGATAAACATCGGTAATTCGTTAGGGACAAACACGATATCAGGAACGATAAAAGCCCCACAAGGTTTGAGCGGTTCTTTAACGAAGTTAACAGATGGTACTTCTTACTTGGTTGCAGGAACAAACGTAACAATAACCACGGCATCGAATGGTTCTGTAACAATAACATCAACGGCAAGTGGTGGTGGTACGACTGATGACTTTTTTGATAGCACAACAGCTGGATCTGTTTTTACAACTGGATCATTTGCCTTCAGGGGACAAGAAAGTATATCGTCTCCATCAACCAAAGGTTCTGATACATTCTTTTATGTGAGCGGAAGCACCAACGTAACAGGATCTACGGCCAAAGTATCATTGTTCGGTGGAGATGTTATATCATCAGGAAGCTTGAGCGTTGGTAACGGAGGAACAATTGTAGGTAATCTCACAGCGATAAATAACCTCGGCGTCCTTGGATCATTAACGGTAATGTCGAATGGTTTGATCGCAGGAAATGCCACAGTTTCAGGATCAACAACAACAAATACGTTATTTGTTAATACCGGCAACGTTGTCGGAGCCCCAGGCTCTGGTGCAAACGTTCTATCTTTATTGTCAAGCGGCAATATAGTAATGAAACTAGACGTTAACAATGATTCACCAGGTCACAAATTCGAAGTTCAAGATTATCTCGGAATTAGTCAATTTTTCGTGGGAGAAAACGGCAATGCTGAACTTTCAGGATCGCTTGTAACAACTGGTTCATTGACTGTTTCAGGCAGTGCTACGTTAGGAATCGTTTCAGAGGTTTTGTCAGGAAGCAATGCAATCGGTGGAACGTTTGTATTCGACACAACAAGACAATCGATATTCTATGTCAACAATGCGACTAGCAATATTACTGCAAACTTCACAAACGTTCCTACTGTTGATAATAGAATAATTTCTACGACAGTCATTCTTTCACAAAGTGCTACCGCTAGAATAGTGAGCGCGGTTCAAATTGCCGGTGTTGCTTCAACAATAAACTGGGCAAACAATGTTACCCCAACAGGAAACTCTGGCAAACAAGACGTCTTCGGGTTCAACCTTATTCGATCCGGCAGCGCCTGGAAGACCCTTGGTCAAATGAGCACCTACGGATGATAACATGCTAGGCAGAATATCTTCATCAACAAGTCCAATTAAACCCTCAAAATCGTCTGATGTTGTTCGGGAAGGTTTAATCTGTTGTTACGAATTTTCTACACCAGGTTCTTATTCTAGTTCAGCCGGATCAACTGTAACAGATCTTATAGGCAACAGTAATGCATCACTTCAAAATTCTCCTGCTTATACATCACCTGTGGGTCAGACTGCGGGATATCTGCAATTCAACGGCACCAATCAATATCTCGTAACGCAAACAAATCTTAATTCAAAATTATCACCTGCTAATACATCTACAATCATCTCTGTCTTTGTATGGGTGTATATGTCAGACAACGGTGTAATTGTCTCAGAGCTTGGTCAAACTACACCAAATACAGGATGGCATGATTCACAAATTGAGAGAGTTGCAGGAACGGTTAAATTCTCTGTGTACAACAACGGAACAGGTTTCGCTTCTTCAATCGCAACCAGCACAAATACATGGTATTATATTGGATTTACATACAACGGATCTACCTTGACTGGTTACGTCAACGGAGCATCTGCGGGATCTGCTGCATATTCAAGACAGACTCCATTCAATAATGGTTCAACAGCCTTACACTATGGATTAGCCAACAACGATAGCACAAATCTCGGAGACGGAACTTATGCTAATTGTCGTATCGGAGCATTTCACGTTTATAATACAGCGATATCTACTACACAAGTATTAAGTAATTTTAACGCTCAGAGAAGCAGATACGGAGTTTAATACAGACGTTATGTGGAATATCTTCCTCAACAAGCCCGATTATGCCTTCTTCAAAGCAGCTACAAATGATGGTGCCCTACGCCCCAGATTTGGTCTATAATAAAGAAAGAAATACAAATGGCGGTTTTATCAAGAGTAAATTATGGTGCTATTGAACTTCTTCAGGTTGATTCTGACCCAAACGGCGTTTCCGCATTGACTAATTCTCTTGCTGTTCTAACCACCAATAACTCCGTCTATAAAAACGTAGACGGAACAACATGGATTTTATTCGCTCCTGCAGCCACAACAATACCAAACAATCAATTTGCAATTACATCAGGTTCAAAAATCTTAGGTAAAGTATACACCGAAAACGGGGCCATGGGTGCCGAAGCTGGCGCAACCATAAGCACAATAACCCCATTAGATGACACGATCCCACAACTTACAGAAGGGACTTCAATTCTAACATCACCTGTGTATACAGTCAAAAGCAACACTAGTAAAATTCACGTATCTGTCGTTGTTAACGGATCTGTAAGCACAATCGCTTCTTATGCAATACACACTCATCGATCTGACAATGGCGGAAGCTATTCAGCTGACGCAGAAGACGCTACGTGGACTGCATGTATGGTGAATACAGCGAATGTAACAAATACGTTAATGTATAGTGTAGCATCTCCAGGAGCTGACGCAACAATTCAATATAAGGTTATAGCTGGTGTAAATGCGGGTACATTGACAATTAACGGTGTTAGCGGAGCGAGATACTTTGCAGGAAAATATCTATCATCAATTCTTGTCCAAGAAATTGAACAGTAAAGAGAAAAATCGTGGCACTTTTAACAAGAACTTCTTATGATACCATTGAGCTTCTAAGTGTAGATGCTAATCCCAATGGAAGCATTTCTGCATCAACAGGCTCATTAGCCGTGTCTACCAACGGAGACATTTATAAAAATCTTGGAGGAACTTCGTGGAATCTATTTTTGACAGGGTCTTCGTCCGGTGTACCTGTTCAACCCGTCGCTACCAATGTCACTATTAATCCATCAAAGTTTTTAGGAAGTGTGTACGCAGAAAATGGATCATTGGGTGGCGAATTTGGAGCAACAATCACCACAGTCGCACCAAATGATGATTCTATTCCTCAATACACCGAAGGAGAGGTTATTTTAACTTCGCCAAGTTACACCGTCAAAAGTAGCACAAGCAAAATTAGAGTAATTGCCAACACAAATGGAGCGATTAGCACTGGAGGAAGTTTGCTCGCGATACATACACATCGTTCTGATGACGGAGGAAGTTACGCAGCAAATGCAGAAGGATCTTCTTTTGGAACTATTTCAGGCAGCAGCTTTGGAACCAACGTCAACTTAGCTTATCAAGTAAATTCACCCGGGGTTGGGGTCGTAATAACGTATAAGTTGGTTGCAGGACCATCTGCTGGTACTTTATCTATTAACGGTGCGTTAGGAAGTAGAAACCTTGGTGGTAAGTATCTAACTACAATTTTGATTCAAGAGATAGAAAGTTAACTCATGGCTATATTAACTAGAGTTCCATTCGGGGACATAGAACTATTGAGCGTAAATGCTGCTCCATACGGCATTTCTGCGTTAACGGGATCTTTGGCGGTTTTAAATTCGAATGGAACAGTTTATAGAAACAACGGAACAAGTTGGACGACTGTTAATAAAGAATCAAAAATCATACAATCTACATATAATCAAAATACTGCACTCGGTGGAGAATTCGGCCCCCCAGGTTTCACTAGCGTCACTTGTCCGTTTGATGATACGATTCCACAACTCTCAGAAGGAAGTGTTTGTTTAACATCAACACCTATAACTACAAAAAGCTCCACAAGCACAATCAGGATAACATTCAATGGAGTGTTTGCAGTTAACATCGTAGGAAGAGGAATAATTCACGTTCACAGGAACAATGCAGCAAATGCAGAATATGTAACGACTCTCACGGCAGGTGGATCAGCAATGCCAACCAGCGCAAACCCGCATACTGCATCTTCTGTTTTTTTTAATTATGAAACAAGCTCGCCCGGTGCAGGGCAGACACTAACATACAAGGTTATATTCTCTGCTGTTAGCACTGCCGTGACCACAGCCAACGGTCAAGCCGCAGCGATAAGATACGGCGCAAATAGATTAGCAATCATGGTCGATGAAATCGAATATTACTAGTTTTGTAAAGTTTTCACTTAGCGATCCTGAAGGGTGTCGATCCCCTCCCTCCTGAGTGCCAGGTATTCCGAGCCGCGAAACTGCAGGATCATCAGGCGAAATTTCTTCCGCCTTTATTATTCACTTCTTCTCTGGTGCAACAACGGCGGAAGCGCTTGGTGCAGCTTCGGCTGTTGCGGTAACAGTTGCTGAAGCTGTTGGTGCTGCTGAAGGAGCTGCAGATGCAGAAACAACTGCTGATGCTGAACCCTCGGCTGGTACCTCTGCCTTTGATTGGCAACCGGCAACGAAACATGCAACGACTGAAACTAATGCGAACTTCTTCATTTTATACTCCATTAATGTAACCAAATGTAATCTGCTTGATTACTTAACATAAAGTATATTTGACCTGTCACGTTGTATCTAAAAATTACAACTTGTTACAATTCAACCGGTTGCGGATTTCAGATACGTATCACCTGCAGAGACCACCCGCGGGTCGACGTCCCTAACGTCTCGTTCACGGATGAAAACAGGAAACCTGACCTTACCGTCGCGAGTCAACCCATCCCCAGTCAAAGGATCAGGTTGTCCCTCCATCTCGACCACCCGGCCGATCCATGAATCAGGATCCAGGTTGATCTCAGACTTCATCTTGTCGGTGAATCCACCCGCGACTCGGGTCACCACACCATTCGGCAACACGACCTCAAATCCACCCCATAACCCTTCACGTTTCGATCCCCTCCGACCTTCATAGTGACCCACGATAATTGCTTCATATGTTGCCACTGGTTTCATCTTCCGAATATTAGAAGACCTTTTAAAGAGGTACGGAGACCCAAGGTCCTTCAACATGACACCTTCATACCCTGCATCGGTGTCGGCAAGATACACTTCTAACAGTTCGGCTTCATTCTTCACAAGGCGACCTGGAACCTGGACGACTGCAGGATTACCAACCTTTCCCACCAATTCAGACACAAGTTCTACTCGGCTCTCTAGGTCCAAGGTGGACTCTTGGTCCCTCCAATCAGAGAACGGTAGGGCGTCAAACACATGGAAGATCATGTTCGAATCGTCCTTGCCTTTCTTATGAGACATCACGACCGAAGCAGACTCATTCCAATCTGCACCAAGTGCTTCCCCATCGAGGACGAAGTCATCCCAAGGGACATTCTCTAGCATGGACTTGATTCGAGGCAATGTTTCAAGAACGTTTCCGTTCCGGGTGAACATGGTAACTTCTCCACCATGTTTCACGGCCACGCAACGGAGACCATCTAGTTTGGGTTCAACTCTGATGGGATACGTTACCTGATCTTCAATAACGATTCCTCTACCTTCCTCGTACCGGGTCGACAGGCTCTCGGCAAGTTGAACGGAGAATCCAACAATGGATCCCGGCCAAACCTTGTTGACCGTGGTCGACTGGACACCACATCGTAGGTTCTTCAGGAGGATCCTGAGGCACCACTTCTGTTGAGAATGGGTCATTCCTCCGAAGATGTACTGAACAAAATCCTTTGCTGCGTTTCCGGTCTTCTTCCGGGTCGCAAGGTTCTCGTAAATTTCATCAAGGAATTGTTCAACAACGGCGTCATCGTCACCTTGACCCTCAGCCGGCGGCATCTTGAACTTGTTCACATAGAAGTTGAGGTACGGATCCCCAACTGCAACAAAGACTCGTTTGAGAAGTTCATTCTTCTTGTGGTGATCAAGAAGTTCTTCCTTGAATAGACGAGAATTGTTGGACTCTAGCTGTTCTAGAATATCGATGATGGATGGCATGAATACACTTTACCACATCCTATGATCGATTTGCACTCATTCCCAATAATCTTTTTTAAACTCTTGTTTCATCTCTTCAACGATTGTTGAAATTTTTTCAATCGCATTTTTGATCACAACACCGTCCCTTGTTGGATCTGTGAGTTTTAGAGATTCGATGGATCTTACAATATCACTAAGCGTAGACGCGTTTTCGATTGTCTTCATTGCTCTACGTCTCTTCTCTACAGTCCAAGAATCTTTCTTGTTATTAGATTGCCTTATATCAGCAGAGTGACTCATCGCGACATCAGGCTTTTTTTGTTCGACCTCATAAACAACTACTCTCTTCATTAAACTTCCCCTTTAACTTCAGAAACAAGATGATTTTTTTTGATTCGCTTGCGTTGCTTCTTTGACTGTGATTTACTAACTGTAACCATAGCTTCCTGAAGAACAATAGAAACTTCTTTCTCTCCAGACTCTTCTGTGACAGAAATCTGAGGTTGTAGATCTTTAAAGTTATCTTCAACATCAAGCTCTGGATTTCCAGTAGATTCTGCAATTACAATTGGTGGTGGAACAACCACTACACCTGCCGAAGGATTAGAAATGTAATGGTCAACACATTCGATGAAAGATCCCTGATTCGGTGTTAGAACTCCTAGACGTTTGCAAACGCCGTCCAGACCTTCATAAGTTGTGATTCCACGATCCTTCATGAACTGATTCAATGTTGACTTTCGACGCCGTAGCAAATCTTCGAGTCGAATCTGTGACTTCTGTTGATATTTTGTGGCTTTCATTCAGCACTTCCTGACGGCTTCAATGTCCTGTAGCAATTCAGCAATACCGCTCTGAAACATTGGAGACCTAGCAACGTTTTCCAAGCCTTCTTCGGACATGTTGACTCCGTATTGATCGGTAATTGCTTCTGCGAACTTTCTCATGACTCGCAACACGTAATTCCTTGCAGAGGAATGATTCATTTTATATCCGATCTCAGTCATTGTATCGGCAATATCGCGATAATTTACGCCATCATCAACTGTTGCATATCCGGTGTCAAACTTTTTTCCTTTTTTCATCATGTTTCAATCATCCTTACTGGGGTTATTAATGAACTGAACGTGTCGACGTCCCATCTTAGGGGCAAAATTCGACGTCTGTAACACCCTCAACCTTCGATTCAAATCTTCTTCAACTTTCTCCAATGTTTGAACAGGAGGAGATGAATTCGTCGAATCTTCAGTTTGTCGCTGTTCCATCATCAACTTCTTAATACGAAAATGATTTAAAAAATTACCCAATAAATTTAATGCTGATAATCCTAAAATGATTTGCAAAATCATTTTAATCCTTGGCCTGATTCAACCATCTCTAGTTCTTGGGAGGACATGTTGTATGAATCATCTTCAAGAACATCATCCACCAATCCAAAGCGAAGTCGAAGAATTGCAGCTTCTTTAGAACTCAATTGTTCCAAGACGCCTCGCGCAACTTCCATCATCTGTTGAGAAGAAATCATTTCAAGAGGATTAAGATTTTTGTCATCGACCAATCGATCTTCCAAAGTATCAGAACCAGCTTCTCCTGACAAAGGTTGATCTAGAGAAACGATGTGCCGTCCGGCAAAATGTGTTGCATTAAACACAGCATCTGAAGTGCCGGTCATCTCCTTCAATTCTTCTACGGTTGGATCGACACCCATCATCTGCCGATATTCCGCCGCGGCGGCGGACATTTTTTTCTGCGCACTTACAGCGTGTGCAGACATGCGAATGATTCGTTTCCGCTTCAGAATGTATTGACCGATTGCCTGCTTCACCCACCACGTTGCATATGTTGAAAAACGAAATCCTTTCTTCCAATCGAACTTTTCGATTGACTTCATTAGCCCGAGGTTTCCTTCTTGAATCAAGTCCTCAAGAGGAATGTTATATCCTCTATAGTTTTTAGCGATGTACACGACAAGACGAAGATTAGATTCTACAAGCTTCTTCTTCGCCTTTACTGCAGCAACGCCTCCTGACTCATATTCTTTAAAAAGTTCCACCATGTCTGGATGAGACAGTTGAGGATATCTTTTTAATGACGTCAGATAATTTGCCATTACGCTTTTATCATCGTCGGTCATCCTAAGCCGTTTGGCCGGCCGAGCATTTGATTTCGCTAATTGCATTTCAGTTCTTCTCCAGCGTCGCTGAAACATTGTTCAACCACGCTGCATGTGCAGTTCGTCGAGATGACCGAAGCTGCATTTCTTGTTGAACATAACACAACTCGACTTCCCAAGGATACGGGTTCAGGTTGAATCGAGTCACGCGGTTAATTGAATCAGACAATGATCGACCAAGATTATGAAGCGTCTCGTCATCCATCACAGCGATGTAATCTCGATCGATCTGCTCAGGATATTGAACAGGATAATCACCGCGATCGGAGCCCCCGGCGTTGCGGTTCATGGTCATCTCGTAGCTCTCGTTAGTCTCAACTTCGTTCATGTGCTTGTTCTTTTTCTTACCCATTTTGTTTTTGCCTTTCGGCCTCCTCTTTCTATTGTATCAGGTTACGTTTTTACTTTGCACCGCAATTGCGATGAAAACTTATAATCATCATTTCAACGGAATGCCAAACTTCTTCGACATATCAAATACTGCGAGATTCTTTTGTTTCGCTTCGACTTCAACATCAATCTTACGATCACGTAAGAACTTCAGCTGGGCATCAGGAACATAGTGAATCATGTCACTGTGCTTCCTGCGATCCGGGAAAGAACCACTTTCTTTTCCAGGCTCTGTATTGCTGATATGTTGCAACGGCAAAATCTCGCCGTGCCATGTTTCCATCGTGGCTTCAATAGCTTCTTCCATCGAAAGATCATCTGGATTGAAAACATGATGATGTGAATCGAACACAATAGGAACAGAAGTTTGCTTGTGAATATTGAGCAAATCGATGACAGAGTATGCGCTCTCGTCATTTTCCAACGTTAATCGACAACGAACATCATCATCCAATTCATCGATTCTCCGCGACAGTTGTTCAGCTCGATCTGATTTTCCACCATGAATGTTGATTGCATACCTCGGAGTTCGATCCAACCCCATCATGTCAAACATCCAGCCATGAATCTTTAATTCAGTAATTGCCTTTTGTACAACATTATCTGAGTCTGATGACAACACGCAGAATTGACCTGGGTGCGTTGTGACTCGTAAGTTATTATCTTTGATGACCTTACCTGCTTGAGAAAGCAAATTCACGAGCCGCTCGTTACCTTGCCACAGACTTACATCGACTTGGTCTGCAAGTGGAAACATTGCAGAAGAAATTCGAAATAGTCCGATGCCGGCTTTCACGATTCGCGGCAACATTTCTATAAGAGCAGAAACGTTGTGTTCATAAGTTCCGGAAATCTGATCGGAAGTATATTTTCCTGTTCGATACCTACCCAACTGCAACGTTCTCTCGTCCATTGCATTGTAGAATTCAGTACGACCAGATCGAGGAAGAGTACGTTCGTCAAGCCAGTGACAACAAATACCTAAAGCCATATGATTGTAACTTTACCTTGTTTCAACCCTAGTTTGCACTCAACTAATGATGTTTAAATCGTTCACCGAAACAATCGTCGATCCACGATGACACATCACTTTGTAGAAAGGTACTGCGGTCATATTATAATGTACAAGACCCATGACAACAACGACTTCGCCGGCCCACTCATGCTTGAAAAGACCGTTTATGTACGGTTTTACAATAGCCAAAGTTCCTATTGGAACTTCGTTATGTTCTAAAGTATTCTTCGATCCCCATGAGTGAACAGGAGGAGGAGGAATTGATCCAGAAGGAATGACAGAAACCATCTCATCTACCCTGTCCTTACCATGACAGTCTTAATCTTAACGTTTTTTATTCCACGAAGATTGTCTCTCAAAGCCCTTACGGCCATGATGTTCTTCGCCGCATCATCATAAAATGTAACTTCACTGATGTCATCCCTAGACAAAACTTCATCCTTAATTACATTCGCTTTTGCCTCAGGATCGCTGGTCCCAACTGCGAAGATTCGGATTTCAGGAATTCCTTGAGAATTAAGAAACTCTCTCACTGGAACTGAATTCCCACGGGCGGTCAATATAAAAACATTGTCTATCCCAGAATCTCTAATGGATTTCATGAGATTCAGCATCATCGGCTTAACAGGTTCAGGTTCAATTACTTGTTCAAAATCAGAATAATCAAAAACGTCTCCGTGCTGTCTCTTGTACTGCGCATACTCTCTCGGGGTCAGACTTCTCTTAGCTTCATTACCGACCTCATCTCGAGACGTCAAGTATATCTTGGATTTTGTTTTCACCAACGTATCATCAAAGTCGAAAACATGAATTTCGCTCCCACGGGAATCCTGTTCGGCCAATAACCGACCCAACACCCGCAACTCAATGTCATCCATGTATTTCATACAAATGGTATATCAATCTACCCGGGTTATACACCCCGCGGTCATCCTAACTTCTTTTGCAATCGATTTCGATTCAATACAGGTCTCAGGACACAACATGACAGTGTTCGACACCTTGTCATAATAAAATTCGTCATTTGCACCAGTACAAAAAGCTTGACCGGCAACAGGATGCAACGAGATTATCTCTCCATCAATCGTTTCAACTTCGACCTGAACAGTAGACACGTCAACTGCACCTTTCGTTCCTCCTGTTGGAATTTCAACAGTGCACACTGTCGACGTAATAGAATCAATAGAAGAAGCTATCTTCTCAAACACAACATCAAATTCAGCTGCCTGACACACAGGGTATCGTAACCCACCAGTCATTTTGCTCAACCACTGGTAAGATTGCCCAGCTGCGACAGCAATCGAACATGTATCATCAACAATTCCTTCAGACGGTGTGAATAAATCTTCAGGCTTGCCCAAAGGATCAATCACAATTCCATTGTCACTGTCAACAGCATTCGGCTTCTCAAGAAGACCAACAATGCTATAAAAAGCATAATTTCTCTGGTCTTTTGTCCCAAATTGCTCCGGAGACAATTTCAACAATGCCTTGTCCCACTCTAACGCCGTGATCTGACCCCCAAGAGATGAATTATAGTCATTAAATAACTTCTTGCCCTTTGAAGAATTCTGATCAGGATACCACGTGCATGCAGACATGTCATCTGTCACTTCAATGAATATCTTAAATGCAGACTTCCTCAACCACTTCATCCATCCATCAGGAGCTAAACCATACTGGTCTGGACGATTGTTTGTAGCAAACAACGTATCCAAAATGATGCACAGCGAATCATTGCTCTGCACATCATAGCTGTAATGATAAAACTTGCCAGGATTGTTTCCAGGAGGTGAACCACCAGACAACTTTGCACAGCCTCCCTTTGGAATAGTGCTCAACGGCGCCTCAATACAAACAGAATTATAAAGAGTAAATCCAGCACCACCATGCGCAACAATCATGATAACTCGATAATCTAATCCAGCCTTATCCATCACCTCAGCAAAGTGTTCATTAATGTTATTCTCAATCAACTCCAATTCTTCGGTCATCGACCCAGAATCATCAATAACGAAGATAACATCAACAGGCCGTGATGTCGATATGTCTATAGCATGAGAATCAATGCAAGTTTCTTGGGAAGTTCCTCCACCAAATCCGGTAAGATCTCCACCCCCACCAACACCTGACGAATTCAAAATAGATGCCGCGGCCGTGCATGCACCTATTACCGCAAGGAAAGAAATACCAACTAACCCTAACCTACCATGATGTCCTGTAGTTCCAATCATGTTCACGCCTGAACATAAATAGGTAATTAAGAATAATTTTTAAAATTTATCTTGTGTTCACTGGCAAGGTTTAGATGGGGTCTCATGAGTTTCAGTGATCGCGTTCGTCGTCACCGTCTGATTAGCCTCATCTAACTTTGTCGTAACCTGAAGACTTGTCGTCTTCATGCCTGTTTCTTCACAAGGGGAAGCAACAATCTTTACCGGCGTTGGCGGGGGTGATTCTACAGTCGTCGGTTCAAATCTTCCAAGATCATATCGATAGGAACACCCAAACAGCATAGCACAGAAAAAAGTCAATTTTTTCATGATCAATCCGTAGGCGTCTTTTTCTTCGATTCTTTCTCGGCCATCTCTGCAACGCTGCGAATCAAATCAAACATCTGAACGTTAAGATCTTCTGCGTTCTTCAAAATCTTTGACGTCGAAGAACTCAAACTTGGCGCGCCACTGGAAATGTCTGTTCGCAAAAGATTAATTTCACGATTTACCCAATCTCGAAGATTGGAAATCATCGTATCATGATGCGACCAAGTATCAGATTTCGATTTAGTGTTTTTGCTCATCATAGTTCTCCCTTCCAAGACTTCTTTGGATTATTAATTCGCTTCTTTCGACGGTCTTTCATACCAATGGATCCAACATGGCGTTTATTCATTGCAGAAACAAAGGAATTTCGAATGTTCTTCATAATCTTATTCTATAACTTTTAGTATGGTCTTTGCACTCTTTGGTTACATTGCTAACTTTAAATTTGTGTAATGGATTAAACCCTGCTTGCCTCGAGGAGATAACAATTTAACCCACCCTGTGTCTGTCACTTCACAAATAACGGTAGCAATTTCTCCATTAACAAGATGATCAACTGCATCATCCAATTCATCGGTCCAAACTATCGTTGACTTAAAATTTCTTCCAATCACAAGTTCGCCCGGGCAATATGACGTCTTCATGCACGTCCCTTGTGATTCGTGGCTGTGGATTGGGTTACGGTCGTGAACTTGACATTGGGGGTACGTTTTTGATAGCCCATCTGACAACTTTTCCCTACCATCATTCCGGAATTGACCCAAAATGCCTGGCGATATTCTTCTCTGTCAGCATGTGACTCAAATTTTAGGACAGTTAAGCTTGCTTGCTTGCCGTCACCGGCGGACAGACCAAGATACTTGACAGCAGGCTCATCGCTGCAATCGGGACAAGTATTGATCCGTCCGCCGGCCATCCGCTTCGCAAGTGAATTGGGGTCAAAGAACCCTCCGCAAACAATACAATCTCGCATGTTTGTGTCTCCTAAGTTTTAGTTTCTGGTGGGTCCGGTGGGGTACGATCCCACAACCTAACGCTTAAAAGGCGTGTACTCTACCAATTGAGTTACGGACCCTTAGGTTATTCTTAATATACCATGCAAAGACTGCACTTTACACGGACTAAGAATAACTTTTTAAAAAGTCTTTTTGATCACGCTTAAAGTAGCAGGATCAACGTGCTCTACGTCCTTTGGATTTCCTACTTTGATGATCCGTGCCTGACGGACATTCAATTCATAATTGAATACAATGTCTGTTATCATCCATGAACCCTCATGAACCGC